TCATTTAACTGTTTTTTTACTGTGTAATTATTAAAAAAAGTTTTAGCTTTTGTTTCTGCAATACTACCTAAAGTAATGGCTAGTTGTTTCTCTACCCCTGCTCTAAAAAACATATTACCGCCAACTAACTGTCTAGCTGCCTTACTGCCATCTTGTTTTTTTACTTGATTAATAATACGTTGCAACTCAGGCTTGCTTGCTTGCATAACCTTTTCCATACCAAGTTGTTCTTGTTCCTGTTTCTTTTCATTTATTTCTGCACCAAAATAATTTTGTAGTGCAGGGTTAACTGAAGATAAAATACCAGCAAGTTCTTCTGCATTTGTTTTTGGCAATACACTAGGTTCTGCTACAAAAGTATCTACAGGACTTGCTGCTGGTTGAAATGCTGTGCTTTGAAAACTTGATGTCATTGTTAAGCGTATTTAAGAGAAGTAAAAGAACTTAAACCTTGTGCTGCTGTATTAAGAATTATTGATCCAAGAGAAGGTATTTGGTTATATGCTTGATTTATATTGCTTTGTAGTTGATTACGTCTATTATCTCTCTGTGCTTCAAGACCTCTAACAACTCTTGTATATTGTCTTGACTGTGATTCCATTGCTTGATTTATAGATTCTCTCATGTTTGCTGTTTGTCTTTCCGTATCAGCTAACAACATATTTACTGTAAGACCTGCTTGTTCTGATGCTCTTATAGCTCCTTTTGCCTGTAAACCTTGTATTGTTTTTGCTAACTTTTCTTGTGCTTGTGAAGCTCTAGTTTCTTTTAATTGTGCTGCTGTAGCTTCTTGTTGTGCTGTAAAAGATTGTTCTGCTGATCTGTTGGCAATTAAAGCACTTTGATATGTTTGGTCTGCTGCTGCCTGTGCTGCTGCCCGACCTGCTAATCCAGTAGCTAAGTTAAGACCTAAAGACGCAGCAAATAAACCTGCACCGCTTCCAGCAGTTAAGGCTCCACCTGTTAATGCAGTACCAATAGCAGGGAGACACATTTAAGCTATCCTCAGAAATTCGTAAAATGGTTTACTTTCTTTTCCGTATTTTGCGTGATAATTAATAAAAGTAAACCCAAGAGCTTTTAACCACTTGATAGCAGAATCGTTTTCCGCATATACAAAATTATATAAGATTTTATAATTTTTCAACAAGCTATCCACCCATTGTTTACCTTGTCTAACTAATTGTATTTTATATTTTTTATTACTAAACAACTCATCAGTAGCAACCATAAATATACAACCATCACTTATAACACCACATATACCCATAGGTTGGTCATCATCACCTGCGATAGTAAGACTTTTTGCAGCATATAAATAAGACAGTCTTAAAGCTTCTTCTGCATCTTGTCCTGTTTGATACCTTGCTTCTATCCTGTCCATTTGTCTCATGTTTTTACATACATAATTTAAGTCAGCTATATTTGCTTTTCTCAAATATCCCATCAGACCCTCCTACTTCTCATGTGAAACATAGCTTCGTATTCTGCACTTGATAACTGTGTTGGCAAAAACGTGTCATTTTTTATATCTATATTTACCCTATCGGCTCTACTCATAATAGGAACTCTAAATGTACCTGTCTCTAAATTGATTTGACCTACAGTAGCAGACGCAGCACCAAGTAAACGACCAGTAAATTTATGTGTGCTTGTATCTCTATTTTCTGGTGTTACTTCTACTTGAAAAAATCCTGTATCTTCAAATTTAATATAGAAATGATGTAACTGCAATCTACCACTTACTATCTCACCAGCATTATTAGCACCACCTTCTGTCATTCTTTGTTGACTAAATCTATAGTGCATTATGTATGGTTCACCAATAATAAATTTACTATTTCTATAATCACCATTAGCTGTAATTGTTGTAGTAGAACCATTAGAAGTATTTGTAGTTTGTACTAACTGCCCTGCTTTCAAAGCTATTGTATTACCTCTAGTATCAACATAAGTGCTTGTTTCATTAGCAGCTAAGTATCGGCCAATAACAGACATAGTGCCATTTAACCTGTAAGGCATAGTAAAGGTAGTAACGTCATTCGTAGCGTTATAAGCAACAGATACACCTGTTGTTGCTTCTGTAACTTTATGATCTAAATGAAATTCAAACTCTGCATTGGGTTCTCTAAACTCAGCTTCAAATGGTAATTTTTCTAGACTTGTACCATTAGCTTCTTCTATAACCATAAACAAATCAGTACCAATAAAATCTATATTTTTTATAGACTTGGCTGGATTTAGAGTAAAGGTAGCCCAACTGTTTAATATCTTTTGAAAGTTATCACCATACAACCATCTGTTTATATATAGCTTGTTTGGATTGTCTGTACCTACTAAAACCAAAACATCTTCGTTTGTACTGACAGCTAGTTTAAAAATATTACTTGGTATTAGTCTTGGTACATGAATAGTGATATTGCTTGCATCTTTTATAGCTATATCTTCTTGAGTTATATATTCTCTTACACCTGCAAAAGCACCTTTGTTTGTTAAATAATAAATAGAAGAACCAGAACCTACAGGCTGTGCAAGATCACTTGACTCAAATTCTGTTGCAACCAAGACGTTAGCTGTTTTAGGTGTAAGGTTATCTGCTGAACTACTTAAAACAAACTGTGTTTGATCTGAAAATAAAATCAGTTGTTCTCCCATAGTGACTGCGTGTTTTAAGATAGCAACTTTTGTATGTGAAGCTGCAACGTCTATAGGGTCTGAATCTATTACAGATAAAACTGTCTCTGGAAAGAAACTAAAAAACTCTGAAACTCTTGAAAGTACTACATTATCATCAGATAAAAACCCTAATCTGTTTCTAAAGAAGAATACGTTATTTATTTTATTACCAATAAAAGAAGGATTGGGTGCTGAATCTGTATCACCTACAGTACGTTCTCCCCATTTAGGTAAAGTATATGTTACTCCTGACAACGTATAAGTATCACCATCTACTCTTGCAAATCTAAAATTACCATCTGCCTGACGTATTAAAACGTGTGGCATAGTAGCGTAATTAAATTTAAATTCTATCCCTGCTTCTACAGATTCTTCCCATTGCCCTTCTTCAAAAGCACCACCATTATTAGTAACAAACTTAACGTAGTAATTATCAAAGTTTGTTGATTCATCTCCTTTTACTTCTACAACATATCCATTAGGAGACACAGTAGGTAGATCTGTAAATCTTTGTACTGAATCTTTTACGATTGTTAACTGTGTATTACCTTGTGTATCGTTACCATCAATAGAAAAATTACTACCATCATTTTTTTTAATATGTATAACAGGACCATTTCTAGCAATAGTAAAACCTGTTAAACCAGAATTTAGACCTGATTGTAGGTCAGTAGCTACTTGTGTAGTGCTAAGAGTAGAATCACTAGAAGTATCATCTGTCACAGTAACACCATCAACAGTTACAGAATAGGTTGTCTTATCTGAGACTTGATTTACGAATACAATAGCTTGAGTAATATTGCCAGCAGACAAGCTTGTATCCATTGCTGTTTGAATACTTGTATTAACAACAAAAGTAAAGTCAGCAATCGTTACTGTTTTAATTTGTGTTCTAGGTGTTGATGTATTTAAGTAAGCAGTTCCATCAGGTTTGTTTACTGTCTTTTCTGTACCATCTAATTCGTATACTTTGACATTACCATTACTAAAAATTGCTATATATCTTTCAGTTGTATCTCTATTTATAGTTTGTATATGAACATTACCTACAGTAGAAGAACTTAAATTAGTAATAAACTGCGTACCAGAACGCTTTACAAGACCTTGTACTGGATTACTGTTTGCATTGTCTTGTATGTCTGCATGATCCGCTTGTTTGGTTGAATCAGCAGCTTGAGAAATACCTCGTAATAATGTAGGTATTGCTCTTGATACTACTGCCATAGTTACCTAATTAATCCGTTTGCTGGTGAATAAGTATCAAAAACACTTGTTAATGAAGGATCACCTCTAAGTATGTTGTGATCTCCATTTGATAAATCTGTTTCCATTAGTATAGCTCTTGCTCTGATTTCGTCTTGCTCTGTATAAGTTCTTAGACCATCATCACTTACTAATCTATCAACAAATACTCTTGCAGCTTTAATGTTTATATATCTTCTTGCTGGTTCTGTTAGTTCTGTAAAAGGTCTGAAATAGACAACAGTACATATTAAATCTTCATCAAATTCATATCTATTATTTAATCTGTCATATAGTTTTAAACCACGTTGTATAGGATCAATAGTTGGGTGTTGATGTATGTTTGCATCTATACGCAATATGTCAGTCGATAAGACTATTTGTTTGGTCGTATCATTTCTATTTACAGTTACATCTGTTTCAGTATTGAAAGACCAACCTTCTGATTGAACTTCTTTATTAATTTCAGTAAGAGTTGACTGTGCTAGTCGTACATCAACTGGAACTTGCCCTGTCAAACTGTTAACAGGTGCTTCTCCTATAGCAGCCAACATTATATTGATTGCTTCAAGTTCTGTGGTTGCAGCTACAGTCATTGTTTAATACTTTTTTAGTTTGAGTGAATCCCTCCCACCCTTACTCTTTTTCTTTTTCTTTGATGAATGATACATGACAATAAAAAAAGGGTATCTAATAATAAGATACCCTATAAATTGTAATTAAGAAGCAGATAGCTTAATAGTAGCTGCACATTCTGGACGGAGAATTCCGTGA